CCTCGATGGATGTAGTTTGTTCCTGTTTCTTTGTCTTCCTTCTGTCCTTCGATGAAGAGTTTTCCGTCCTGTGTGTAGACATTTACTTCTGCTTTTCTGAAACCTGCGAGTGCTAATTCAAGTCTTGATTCTACGTTGCTGACTTGAACCAAATTGTAAGGGGGGTAATTCGACGTTGTTTCGTGTAAGTCGAACACTCTATTTAGGTACTCATTCATCCCAATACTATTTTTAGAGATCTTATCCAATAGCTCAGGAAGATCTGACGCTGTAAAGCGTGTGAGGTTAGTCATTGTACTACTCCTTTTTAAAGCGAGATTAGATTGTATGGACCCCGAAGGCATCCGATATATTTATAGCATAGCACAAAAAAAGGAGATACGGTAGTAACCGCACCTCCTTATGGGGGTTTCCGACTTTTGAAGCGACCGCACGAAGATCGCACGTTTATTTATTCGGTTTCCTGGGTCTTTCCTTTCTTACCGATATTATATTTTTGCTCCAGAACCCAGTCAGACTTATCCTTATATGCAAGAACTTTAATCTGGTTTAGAGGAGCAATGTCCATAACAGAGTCTTCTTTGACAATTGTAATGAGTCCCCAGTCGGCCAGAAGTCTGGTAATACGATTACGTCTCTGTACGTCATTCACAGTCAGATTGGCGTGTTTGCCATCCAGGGCAAACAGTTCCTTAAAGTGAACGATGAAATATCTTCCCTGCTTGTGCAGGATGTGACAGGACTGATAGAGTTTCTTCTCTTTGCGGGATGCTACTCCGATGCGTGTCAATGTCTCTCTTACTTTTAGAAAATCGTCTGGTTCATTCAAAAGAACTTCCACCATCTGATCTTGAGACCAATCCACCGTAGGTTCTACAGTATTAGTCATTTCATGCCTCCAATATCAAGTCGTTGTTTAATAAAGTTAATTTGTTCTTTAGTAAGAATTTTCAGAGCTTGGGATGCCTTATCATTACTATAACCATAGTATTGTTTGACACATTCTAAATCTTGGACTTTATCCTTTCGGAGCCAAGGAGAGAATCTCTTTCTTTTCCTCAAAGTATTTAGATAAAATGAATATTGCATATCTTTATCAAGGAAGTTATACTTGTTCATTTCATTAGCGAACATCACACAATCAAGATGACCTGATAGGCAACGATTGATAATGTATGGAGGATAGTCCTTTGTGTGTTCTGACAGATCTTCCTTGTTGAAGTTAATTGAGTTCAACCAATCTTTGAGTTCCATTATCTAATAATCTCCAAATCTGTTCCTTGTTTCCAAACTTCGAGTTCTGTTCTAAGTCTATCGGTGGACTTAAGTTTTTCATATCTCTTGGTTGCTTTCTTCTTCCACCAAGTAATTGCCTCGTCCATAGTGTGCTCAAACTTACCGAAGTAGTATCTCTTCTTTTCAGTTAGAGACTTAGCATGTTCAATACAATCATTGAACTCTTTGAGTTTCTCTTCGTCCTTCAAAGACTTACGGATGATAGAAATCATCTTGGTTTGAATCTTGAGTTTCTTGGAAGACTTGTCTGCAGGGATCAAGCGTTCGCCACCATTACGCTCGTTAAACCACCAGAAGAAGTCCCTAAACTCATCATCATGGAAGAGGGGTAGGAAGTTGCTCTCCGTGTCTCCTATGTGCCTCAGGAAGGGTTTGAGTCCATCATACATGGACACACCTTTGGTAGTTCCGTAGAGAGAGGTAGTCTCAAAGTACTTGAGGTCTGTACCATACTTCTCGTCAAACTGCTGTTTGAGTTCCTTAGAACATGCTAAGAGGGCAAGAAGTTTTCCGCCCAGGTAATTGAACCCGAAAGGTTGAGTAGGAACAATGTTAAACCCCATGACAAAATGAGCATTAATGTCAGAAAGAGGAAGGACTTTACCAAAGTATTCATTTCTGGGTTTGCTATTAATAGTCGGAGAACCAAAGCGAACAACACCAACAATCTGATTAGTGTTCGTCTCAACCACAATCCACTTATGTGTTCTGCCAGGAATTGCTTCCTCAATGGCATTAGACGCTGTAAGGTTCAGGGTCTCAGAATACAACCACTGATTATATCTTGAGGTTGTCTTTGGATTAGTATCAACAACATGAACCTCAAAGTTCATGTCATTGGGTTTCATATCAAAAGAGTCAAAGAACTCCGTGTCAGCATCAAACAAAGATCCAGACCTTTCGCTAACACGGTCTTTCTTCACAAAACGAAGATAGTCATCAATACGATTGAACTGAATGTAGTAATCAATAAATTTATTAGCAGCGTAAACTGCATCACCCTCAGTCAGTATCATACAATAAGTTTCTTGCTTGGCGTTTGAATAGTAGAGAACATCTGAGTATAGTTTTCTACAATCTCATCTTGAGTCTCTGAAATATAGACGATATACTTTCGGGCAATGTCAAGATCTACATTCTTTCCAGAAATAAGAGGTGCCCATGGAGCAAATCCCATCTGACCATCTCTGGTCGGAACAGCAACGATAGGATTACATACAGTGATGGTTTCATCACCTTCTTTCACAAGGTCAGCGACGACATCTTCGCCAGACCACATACGAATAACTTTAACGTTCATAATCAAAAGTAATTGTTTTTTGGTTGTTCTACGTGGAGCAGAACTCCATCAACTTTATCAATCAAGTCTAGCATACTTCCATGCATAAGACGGTATCCATATCCAACATATAGTTGTCCAAAGAATACTGTAAGTGCCATAAAACTCCAGAAGTAATAATAGGTTCTGGATTTCTTTTGTCTGGGGGTTGGTTTAGTCATTAGTCAATTTCTCAATGTACTGGTAAATCAGACTCCAGCCGAATTCATAGGTGTCCCCATTTTCATCTTGGAGAAAGAATGGAATATCGGGGTGCCAATATTTAGCACGATAATAATGATTGATTACATTGTAGTCATCATCTACACACCGTTCGTGCTCTAATTGTTCTTCGCTTAGGTTTGAATTTTGCATCTTTTATTTCTTTCCTCCACTTTGATACGATTTCAGCAACTGTTCCATGTAGGATAGTACCTCCTTTGAATTCATTACAATGATTACATGCAATCACAATATTTCTTTTATCAAAACACAACTCAGGAAAAGCAAAGACTGGGTTCACATGTTCTAAAACAAAATACCTCTCAGAAGTATTTTCACCATACCACCCACAATAGGCACATTTGATTAACACACCACCTTCTTTGGGGTGAGGTGGTTCTGGACATCCTGCCTCTATCCAAGACTCCGTGTCCATCCAATGATAATCAAGTTCCATATGATAAAGATCCGTCCAGAGTTTATCCTTGAAGATCTTCCATGCTTGAGTTCGGCACAGTTGCGCTGAGTTCATTGTGTGAAGTTCACTTGAATTCGCATTCTACCATAATCTCTGTGAGACAGGCAAGCATGTTGATTTCCTGATCTGCTACAAACGCCCCCTGGTATTGATACTTAGCAAGAACGAGGACAGCAGCAGGAATAGAACCAGGTACAAGGGATTCGTAGCAAGCGTCATAAATGCGACGAAGAAGTAGATTATAATCATTATCCAGATTATTAACGATCCACTTACGTACTTCAGGAAAGTCTTTCTCTTTAAGTTTTTTAACCAAGTCATTTACTTTTACATCCGAAAAATGCGCGAGGATTCCTGAGTCAATTTGCCCCCCTGCTGAATACCTTTGGCATTCGTTGAGGACTCTCCTCCAATCGGGAAAATGTTTGTTAATGAGTTCGACAAGAACCTTCGGCTCGTATCTAATATTCTCCTTATCCAGGATGGTCTGTATTCGTTTGAAGAATTGCGAGGCAATGAGAGGTTTTTGCTTTCCTCCAATTGAAAATTCAATGACGGCACAACGGGAATGGAGGGGTTCGATAATTTTGTTTTTGAAATTGCAGGTAAAGATGAATCTGCAGTTGCCAGAAAACTCCTC